ATGGCAGACAATGTACAGGGAAATAATATAATGTTGTATTATCACGAACCAGCTTCGGAGACTTATCCTGAAGGTAGGGATATTCCGTTTTCGTGTTCTACAAATTGCACATTTAGTGTAAGTGTTGACCAAAAAGAGGTAACAAGCCAAACGAGTGCGTGGTATAGAGAATACAAAAACGATACTGCAACTTGGAGTGTAACTTGTGATGGTCTTATAACTTTGGATGGTTATGGCTATTTGTTTTTACTACAACAACAACAAGATAGGACTACAATTTTAGTAAAGTTTGTTATTGACAACGGAGTTGATGGGTTGGTAGTAATTAGTGGGGATTGCAATTTAACAAGTTTACAAATAAACGCACCTTATAAGGACATAGCAACGTATAGTGTATCGTTACAGGGTACAGGTGCTTATGCAACAACAGGAACTTCAATCAATCCTGAAGGGGTTGTTATTGTTGCTGGTGGTGCAGTTTACACAAAGGGAACTGTTGCAGCAGGTGGAGAAACTACAATCACTTATGGCGATATGATAGGCAAGGCTTGTCTTTATGTTTCTCGTGGTGGTATAGATGTTCAGGATATTTTAACAACAGGAACGGCAGTGGATGAGCAAGTGAAGTGGAATAGTACGACAGGGGTATTGACATTTGGAAGGGTATTAGAAAGTGGTGAGTTTATTAGGGCATTATTTCAATAAAGAAAAACTATGAAACAAATAAAAGAACATCCTAATTATTTGATAAGTGTTGATGGAAAGTTGTTTAGTTTAACTAGAATGAAATATGTACAACCATCTTATGATAGAGATGGGTATGTTTTTTATAGAATGAGTTACAAGTCTAGGGAGTTCCAAAAAAAGGCTCATAGATTAGTTGCTATGACATACTTACCAAATCCATTAAGCAAGTCGGATGTTAATCATATTGACGGCAAAAAAACCAATAATCTTTTGTGTAATTTAGAATGGATGACAAAAAGTGAAAACGCTAAACACGCTTGGGATAATGGCTTACAAAAAAGAGTTAGAAATAATGGTAAATTGGTAATTGATTTAGAAACAGGAATATTTTACAATTCAGGTAAAGAAGCAGCAAAGGCAAAAGGGATGAATTACGATTTATTAAAACATAGATTAAGAGGCAGAACAATTAACAATACAAGTTTAAAATATATATAGATGTCAAATCAAATAGTTATAACATCAGGTGCTAAAGTTAGAGGTTTAAATGGAGTTTTGACAGGTACTTCAGGAATTGTTAGTTCAGTTCCTTTAGGTGCTGCAAATGGTGTAGCTACTTTGGATAGCGGTGGTAAAGTTCCTGTATCACAATTACCTTCATCGGTGGTTACTTATTTAGGTACTTGGAATGCTGCAACAAATACCCCAACCTTAACGAATGGTGTGGGTGATGCAGGAGATATGTATATATGTAATGTTGCTGGAACTGTCAATTTTGGTGCTGGTCCTGTAACATTTGCGGTTGGAGATTGGGTTTTATATGGTTCAGGAACTTGGCAGAAATCAAACGGACAAAATGGAACGGTAACCTCGGTTGGCTTATCTACTAATGGTGGAGCAATCACTATCGGCAATTCTCCAATTAGTACAAGCGGTACGATAACTGCTAATTTCAACGGAACAAATCTTCAATATGTAAACGGAGCAGGAAACTTGACAACCTTCCCTACTTTAATGACAAGTGTTGGATTAACAATGCCAAGTGCATTTACAGTTACCAACTCACCATTAACAGGAGCAGGAGGTACACTAGCAGTAACAGGAGCAGGTGTTGCTTCACAATATATCAGGGGAGATGGTACTTTAGCTAGTTTTCCAACAGGAGGTGGTGGCGGTTCTTCGGTTTCGTATTATCTTAACGGAGGAACAAATCAAGGCACATTTGTAGGAAACACTTATTATGAAATGAGTAAAAATGCCGTAATAGGCACAGGAGTAGATTTTACTATAAATGCTAATGGATATATAAGTCAATTTATAACCGATGCTAACGACCCTGCACAATTAGTTATCCCAGCAGGAAATTGGAACTTTGAAATGTATTTTAGTGCATCTTCGGGTGGAGGCTCACCTAGTTTTTATGTAGAACTTTATAAATATAATGGTAGTACTTTTACTTTAATAGCAGATAATTCAGCAAATCCTGAATACATAACTAATGGAACTGCGATTGATTTATATACAACTTCGGTTGCAGTACCTGAAACATCATTAACAATTACTGATAGATTAGCTATAAGGGTTTATGTAACTCACGCGAGTAAAACAATCACATTACATACTCAAAATTCTCATTTATGCGAAGTTATAACAACATTTAGTACAGGTATTACTGCATTAAATGGTTTGACTGCTCAAGTGCAATACTTTCAAACAGGAACAAGTGGAACGGATTTCAATATTTCAAGTACAACGGCTACGCATACTTTTAACTTACCAACGGCAAGTGCAGCGAATAGAGGTGCTTTAAGTTCAGCTGATTGGTCAGTATTTAACGCAAAGCAGAATGCTATTACATTAACCACAACAGGTACGAGTGGGGCAGCAACATTAGTAGGAGCAACTTTAAACATTCCACAATATCAAGCGGCAGGTACTTATGTTACTTCGGTAACAGGAACAAGTCCGATTGTTTCAAGTGGAGGTACAACTCCTGCTATTTCTATTCCTGCTGCAACAAGTTCAGTTGATGGATATTTAACATCTACTGATTGGAACACATTTAATGGAAAGATTGGAGGTGGTGGAACTACTAACTACATACCAAAGTTTTCAGGTACATTTTCAATATCGGATAGCATTATTTATGACAATAGTGGAAAGGTATTAATAAATACAACTGATGCGTCAATAGGTCATAGATTAGCAGTTTATTCAGCAACGGAAGCTGCACAATTAAGGGTGATGGGTTTAGCACCTTCGGTATTGTTTACTGAATCTACAACAAATACAAATACTTATTCTGCATATTTAGGGGTGGTAACTTCTACTAATAACTTTTATACAGGTTCTTTTGTAGGTGATTTTGTAATGTCAAACAATTCAAATTACGGAATAGCTTTTGCAGTTAACAATAGCCAAAAATTAAGGATTGCAAATACAGGTGCTGCAACTTTCGCTTCATCAGTTACTGCTACATCATTTGTAAAAACAGGCGGTACATCTGCTCAATTTTTAAAGGCAGATGGTTCGGTAGATAGTTCAACTTACTTAACTACAAGTGCAGCAGCTTCAACTTACCTACCATTAGCAGGGGGAACTTTAACAGGAGCATTGAGTGGAACAAGTGCAACATTTAGTGGTGAAATAAAAAGTGGTGATACTATAACTTTAGGAGCAGCAGCAGTTGGTGGATTTTGGACTTGGGGTGCTACTACATCATTTTTAGTAGCAGGAACAGGCAAAGCATTAAATCTTAATCCAAACGGCTCAAGTGGTTCAACAGGGTTATCTATTGCTACCACAGGAGCAGCTACATTCTCTAGTAGTGTAACTACTTCTAATGGTATTATATCAAATTATGGTAGAATAAACGGTAGATTATTTGTAACGAATGAGGCGGATTATGGGGATTTAGTTTCTACTGCAGGTATGGTTTCAATAAGTTATTATCCTGCAGGACAAGAAGCTACTATTCGTTCAAGAAATTATACTACTGCTACAAATACCAAACTTACATTTGATGCGTCTCAATTTAATTTTGCAGGCGGCAATGTAGGTATAGGAACAAGTAGTCCTAGTGCTAAATTATCGGTTTCAACAGGAGCAGCAGGTTTATTATGTAATATTACTGATGGTGTAGCACAAACATTTCAAATTAATACAACATCAACAGGATTTGATATAACAAACCCTAATAGTGGTTATATTTCTTTTAGTAATACTACCGAAAGAATGCGTATTACAAGTGGAGGTAATGTAGGTATAGGAACTGCTTCGCCTTATGGTAAATTTCAAGTATATAGTACTGCTACTTCGCCAAGTTTAACAGTTGGTACTGCTGCTGCTGCAATAATAAGTTGTTCCGAAGGTCAGGAATTAGCTATTACTGCAAATGGAACTGCTCCATATGGAATAGCTTTTCAAGGTAGAAATAATAATGGAGGTGGACCAAGTGGAACATCATATCCAATTATTTTTAATCCATTAGGAGGCAATGTAGGTATAGGAACAAGTAGTCCTAGTGGCAAATTAATGTTGTTTCAAGGCACTGCTGGAAATGTATTTCAAAATATAGTATCAAATCAAGGAAGTTCAACGCAAGTAGGTATTAACCTATCTCCTTCAATGACTGAAAGCGAAGTAGCTTCTAATCCTGCTCAAGCAAGTATTTATGCAACTGATTCAAATTATGGAGCTAATATAATATTTGCAAGTAAAGCAACAGGTGCAGTTGGTAATGCTCTTACCGAAAGAATGCGTATTACAAGTGATGGTAATTTATTACTTGGAACTACTGATAACGGAAGCGGTGCTAAATTAGTATTCTTTTCTACAACGGCTGCACAACAACTTAAAGCAGCAGGTACTGCACCTGCGATTACTTTTAGTAACACAATTACTTCACCAACAATAGGTGGTAGTTTAGGTGCGTGTACTTCAGCAGGTCAATTCTTATCAGGTACGGCAGCAGGGGATATGATTTTAATTAATCAATTTACAGGAAATAAACTTTACATAACCAACTATTCAGGTGGTGTTTATTTAACTCAAGGTGCAACATCTTGGACTGCTAACTCGGATATTAGACTAAAAAATATAAATAGTCATATTGAGAACGCAGTAGAAAAATTATCTACTTTACAAACTATTAATTTCTCTTACAAAGATGATAAATTTAAAAAACAAAATCTTGGGTTAATAGCACAAGAGGTAGAAAAGATATTCCCTGAACTAATTGATAAAAATGGTGATGGAATGTTAGGGGTAAGATATACGGAATTAGTACCTGTTTTAATTAAGGCGGTACAAGAATTAAAAGCAGAAATAGAAACTTTAAAAAATAAATAAAATGAAAGAAATTCAACCAATTCAAATGTGGCAAAATGGTCAATTTGTAGAAGCAATCTACTTAAACACTTGGGCTTCAAATGTAACTTTAGGAACAAGTGCAGTATTTACTTACAACCTTTTAGATGCTGCTCAACAAAGATTACAAGATGGTAGTTTAAATATGACAGGCGAAGATTACACTAAATGGGGAGCAAACGACCAATATGCTTGGGAGTTCGTAGCTACAAGTTTAAACCTTACAATCATTGGGGATTATGTTCCGCCTGTGCCTGAAGTAATAGTTCCTGAAGTAGTTGCTGAAGTAGAAGCACCAACAAATAGTATTTAATCTTATATTTGCTAAAACAACCAATATGAAGCCAATTACTAATTATCCCAATTATAGCGTTACCGAAGATGGTAAAGTTTTAAATAATAAAACTAATAGAGAATTAAAACCAATAATAAATAGTAATGGGTATTATGCAGTTGGTTTATGTAATAAAGGTAAAGTTGCAATGACATTAATTCACAGACTTGTTGCATCTGCTTTTTTAATTAATTCTAATAATAAAAAAGAAGTAAATCATATTAACGGAATAAAAACTAACAATAGAATTGAAAATTTAGAGTGGGCAACTAGAAGCGAAAATATGAAACACGCATTTAAAAATGGTTTAAAAATTATTACTAATAAACAAATACAAGAATCAAGAAAAAGATTAAGCAAAAAAGTTTTAAATACTCAAACTGGAATTTTTTATAAAAGTGCTAAAGAAGCTGCAATGGAATTGCAAATTAATAAAAATACACTTTATGGTTATTTATCAGGTAAAAGTTTAAATATTACATCTTTAATATACGCATAAACAATAGTACTAATTTTGGCAAAACCAATATTATGACACCAAAAGAAAAGGCACTAGAATTATTTGATAAAATGTTTCTTGTAATAGAAAATAAAGGAATGTACGATGATTTATATAGAGCTAAACAATGTACATTAATTGCAGTAGATGAGATATTAGAATTAAAAGAAACGCAAGAAGAATATCAAATACAATATGACAATGGGGAATGGAGTAGAGAGCTTGGATATAGATATTCAAAATATTGGGCTGAAGTAAAACAAGAGATAGAAAACCTATAACAACCAAACTTATGGAGTCAAAGCAATCTGCTTGGAATAAAAGAAAACCATTAATAGCAAAGGAAGAATTTGAGAATAAAAAAAGAGATTTAGTTATGCTATTAAGATGGGTTTTAAAACATTATTCAACAGGTACTGATATAGAAGGGTTTTTTATGTGGGAAAATCCATTAGGAAAGGAATTTGATTCTATTGAGGTGGTTGAACATTATTTAAAAGAAAACCTATGACAATTAACTATATTTGTAAAAAAATCAATCAAATGAAGCCAATTCCTAATTATCCCAATTATAGCGTTACCAAAGATGGTAAGGTTATAAACAACAAGTTTAATAGAGAATTAAAACCAATGTTAGGTAGAAACGGATATTATCAAGTTAGTTTGTGTAATAAAGGTAATATTAAAAGACTTTCTTTACATAGGGTTATTGCAAGTACTTTTTTAGATAATTTAGATAATAAGGCACAAGTGAATCATATAAACGGAATTAAAACCGATAATAGATTAGAAAATCTTGAATGGTCTACAAGAAGTGAGAATATGAAACACGCTTATAAAAATGGGTTAAAAAAGGTTGATGGTAAAAATATAAAAGAATTAACATTAATTAATTCAAAAATTGTATTAGATACGCAAAATGGTATATTTTATCAAAGTGCAAGTGAAGCTGCAAGGTTATTAAATTTAAATAGAAGAACACTTTGTGCTTATTTGTCAGGAAAATTACTAAACAAAACATCTTTAATCTACGCATAAATAAAACCAAACAATATGAATTACAATCAATTGAATCAATTAGTAGCTAATCTTAACGCCGTAATTGGTAGTCAAGAAAATCGTACGCAGAAAAAACTTTTCCGTATTTATGAAAAGGTAAAAAGTCATCACGAAGCATATCAGGCAGAAGTTGAAGGTTTAAGATTAGATAACGCACAAGTAGATAGTAACGATTGTTTAATCCTTGATGAGAAAAATGGCTACAAGTTTACCAAAGAATCAATCAAGAAATTAACACAACAAGTAAAGGAGTTGGGCGATAAAGAATTTGCATTTGATAAAATCAATATCGCAAACCCACAGGGATTAGAAAACTTTGATTTTCTAGATAGTTGGACAACAGGTATCGCATTTATTAAAGAAGAAGAAGAGGAATTGTAATGAACACAACTTTATTTATAATTGGTCAGGCAATAGTTATTGTTATTGGATTAATCGGAATCTACGTTAAGATAAGCCTAAAACTAAAAGAATTAGAAATTCGTGTTAGTATGGTGGAAAAACAAGATGACAATTTAAGCAAAAAACTAGATAACATTTCTGACCAAATAAATAAACTTGCAATTGCTTTACAAAACAAACAAGACCGATGAGGGACATAATAACTGCCATATTAATAATAGCGGTTTTAGTGCTGGTTCTTGAGCCAAAGAAAGAAACAAAGCCGATAGTAATAACGAAGTACGATACTATTGTAGAGGTTAAAAACATAGTAAAATATAAGAGGGGTCAAAGCATCCCTTTTGTAGTTTTAGATACAATCGTTAAAATAGAACACGATACAATCAAAATATCCGATTATAACCGAGTATATGCGTATTATGATACGTTAAAGCTGGATTCTGCTCAATATGTTTATGTAAGCGACACCATTAGTCAAAATAAGATATTAGGAAGGGGATATGGAGGGCATTTCGTAGAGAAAACGATAAGAATAGAAACAACGAAGATAATGCCACCTAAATTTGCCGTTTATTGGGGTGTTTTAGGCGATTTTAGAGAGTTTGACAAGAAAGTAGGGTTTGGATTTGGTCTTGCCTTCAAAATGCCTAAAAACGGCTTATTTACGATAGGTGCTACAACTAATCAATATTCACTAGGAATTTATAAGAAATTATGAGCATAAAGGAATTTATATTAAACACTTTGGGGGATGAAAGGGGAAGTATTAGCCATAAGAGGATAATTGCCACAATTGGTGCGTTCATCCTGTTTGGAACTTATGTATGGACAAAGGATTATAAACTAGGGGAATTGGTGTTTTATTTGGTTTGTGCTTGTATGGGTTTTGCCACAATAGATAAATTTACTAAATGAAAAAGAACGAAATAAAAGTAGGTATTTTTCTATTTATATTATGGGTAACGATATTAGTTTACTTTTTTAATAAAGTGTTATGATAAGTCGCAAAAGCATAGATTTAATTATCCAGCACGAAATAGGTGGAAGAGCCGTGTATGAAAAAAAATACAATAGACCAATTTGGGCAGGTGGCGAATCGGGTATCACAATTGGCATCGGTGCGGATTTGGGTTATACTACTGACAAACAATTTATGCTTGATTGGTCAGGTGCTATAAACTTAAACTTTATAAACGCATTACGACCAACAATAGGCATAAAAGGAACACAAGCAAAGGCAATGCTTAAAGGCGAAGTTTTAAATGTTAGGATACCATACAATACGGCATACGAAGTTTTCGTTAAGAGTTCACTGCCGAGATACTACGCAATGACTAAAAAGATTTATCCTAATATGGATTTACTAAACGATGACACTAAAGGTGCATTGGTTTCAGTAGTTTATAACAGGGGAAATAAACTAGAAGGTGATTCAAGGGCAGAAATGAGGGCAATAGTTGATTTGATTGCTAAACAGGATTATGAAGGTATTGCAGAGCAGATTGAAAAGAGTAAAAGACTTTGGGAAAATAAGGGATTGGACGGGCTAGTCAAAAGAAGGGAAAGTGAGGCTGATTTGGTGCGTGATTCAATGGCATAAACAAACACAAACAATATGGCTGGAAGCAAACAAACTATGAGTGGTCAAATTATTAATGACTACTTATCAAAGTATCCAGCGTGGATGCCATCGCATACCCTTGCAAGTTTAATATACAAGGAAAACTCAAATCACTTTGACGATAAAGAACAAATCCGAAGCCTTGTAAGATATTACAGGGGTAAACTAGGAAATGTAAAATCAAGCAATAAAGAGTTCCACGATGAATTTAAAAGGACTTGTCAAAACTTTGTGCAACCGCCATCTTGGGTAGAGGAAAAGGTAGTATTTACACTACCAATTGGAATCAAAAAAATGGGCTTTATTAGTGATTTACAAGTTCCATTTCACGACCCAAAAGCAATAGATATTTGTTTTGAATACCTTACAAAAGAGGGTATAGATACTTTATTTATGAATGGCGACGTGTGTGATTTTTATCAATTGAGTGATTTCCAAAAAGACCCAAGAATGAGAAAGTTTGATGAGGAATACGAGTCTATTCTTGAGATGCTGGGTTACATTAGAAAAGTATTTCCTGATATTGTTATTTACTACAACCTTGATGCAAATCACGAAGCGAGATACCAAAGATATATGCGGACAAAAGCACCTGAATTATTAGGAATAGATTTGTTTGAAATAGAGGATATTTTTAGGCTTAATGCGTTCGGAATTAAAGCAATTAAAGATATAGACCATATTAAGTTTGGTCATTTACCAATTATACACGGAGACACTACATTTAAGAGGGGTTCAGGGGTAAGCCCAGCTAAAACTTTATTTGATAGGGTTAAGCAATCAGCCATTGCTTCGCATTGCCATCGTACAAGCGAATTTACGACCAAGAATCAGTTTGATGGGGAAATATTTACAACATACACGACGGGTCATTTAATGCACCCTAATGTTGAATACTGCAAACACGTAGATTCTTATAATCAGGGTTTCGCAGTTCTTGAAAAGGAAACTAGCGGAGAATATCGTGTTCGTAATCATAGAATAATCAAAAACAAAGTATTTTAATGAAAATGCCTAAAAATTGGAATCGTTTATCCCTATCCGAACAAGAAAGCTGGTTAGTTAAAAAGTATCAGGAGATGTTAAGCGAAGTTGATTCCGTTACAAGAATGTTGGCTAAAATACGAGGTGGGCAAAGGATTAAAGTAACCGAAGTTGATAGACCTGATGAAGCAATATTGAAATCGTGAGAATTAAAATCATATACAAGAAATTGGGCAGGGAACAGGCACACGGCATTGCTGAAAGTGATGGCAATATTTATTTAGACCCACGATTAAGAGGTAAGAAACATTGCGAAATTTTGATTCACGAAGTGCTTCACTTATTAAACCCAAACGATAGTGAATTAGCTATCATTAAAAAATCAATAACTTTGACTAAAGTCCTGTGGAAAGAAGGATATCGTAGAGTGGATGATAGTAACGATGAGCCGTTACAGGATGGTTCAATTTAGGTTGTTTGGTTTGTGATTCATAGTTTGGTCCCCTAGTGTAAAAAGCTAGGGGTTTTTTATGTATATTTGTGATTCATAGATTTATACTAATGGTTCGGGGACTTGTTTCTACTTGTCCCCCTTTTTATGTCCGAAGTTTCCATCATAAGTTGTAATTAATGGAACTAATGAGGCGATAATGCGACATTTACGGCTCATTGAGTAAAATAACTCATTCCATTGAGTAAAGTAATAATTTTGTAATAAACATAATAATATGGACAATACAATACCTGAACCAAAGGAAATAGAAATAACAAGGCTGGAGATAATTAACCACGCTAAAAACGATAAGCCAACAGGAAGGATATTAACCCTATACAAAGAGTTGGGGGATTTTAATTCAATAGAACTGTGCTATCAGGATGGTAAGCGAACCTTAAAGATATTTTTAGATTAATATACTTTACCCTTTAAAAGTAACATAACAATATTTATATGTTACTATCAAAACTTGCAGAGTTTACATTTTTTGCTATTAGGGTAGTATTACTACCGAATTAATCCCAACTATGTTACATAATTAGATAAATATATAACACTAATTCGGAAATAAGTTCTCTAATAGCAAACTTTATCAATCACAAAAGTTACCCAATAAGGCAACTTTGAGCCGTATTTGAGCGATAATCGGCTCATTTATGACCTATAAAATACTTTAACATAAAATTAACTAAAATAATTTAAATAATTTTTGGTTAGTATTGTAATCTTTATGTATCTTTGATTTATCAAACAAAGAAAAAACCATTATTTATGAAAAAATTATTTCAAGTTTACAAAGAGGGAACTACGGACAATTGGGTTACTATTACAATTCCAATTGAATTTTATACTTTAGAATTGTATAAGTTTAAAATGGAAAAATATCTTGAATTAGGCTATAAAATTAAACCAATATAAAAACCAAATATCTATGAAAACAGTATTAATCTATGAAAACAATTTTTATCCCTACAATGCACAATTTATTGCAGTAGCTGGAGACAATTTATTCCTTGACTACGAAATTGATGGCTCAAAGTTTTTCCTTGTGAAATTCCGAACCATTGACCTTGCAAACAATCAAATCATTTTATCAATCATTAAATTATAAACTATGTCCGAACAACAAAACCGCAACTTTCAAGCAATCGTTATTTTAATTTTTGCTTTTATGATGTGTGCTTATTTACAAAACCTTTAAATATGAAAGTAACTATTAAAAAAATCAAGGATTGGGTATCGGAAGAATTATTTGGATATTCTTTTACATTACCACAATTTGAGGTTTATGCAGAACACGAAGGCAAAAATTACTTTCAAACATTTATAGGCTTTGATAAAATAGAAGCAAAAAATAAAATGAAATCTTTAATATTAACAAACAAAATAAAACCCCAATAATGAAAGTAGAAAAAAAAGAGGTGGTCTGCATTAGATTACCTGAAACCATTAAAAAGAAAGTGGATGCCGAAGCAAAGAAAATGTATTTAGCACCAAGTAAATTAGTATCAATTATTGTTCAAAAATACTACGAAAAACTATAAACTATGAAACTAGACTATCAAGGCAGACAATTAAAACTACACCAAAGAGCAACCTGTTTACTTGAATTATTAAAGAAGGCACAATCCGAACAATCAAGACAGGAAGGACTTTTAGCAGAATGGAGAGCAGCTGGGAACTATGATAACATTAGGTTATTTACTCACGAAAACAATTACCTGATAAGATTAGCTGAACTAAACGACATTCAAAAGAGAATCCTTCAGTCTTACTATTGGCTGGTTGTTGAATTGTACGACATAACCGAGAATTTTATGTTACCTGTAAACCGAATCCAATGAGTTACATAGACAACACCAAAGGCAATATGATGCGAGAAATATACATCTTGGAACTAGAGAATGAGATGTTAAGAAAACAAATTACCAAACTTAAATTAGAATTAAATGAATTATTGGATAGTACCCAGCGTACTGAAGCAAAGATTGAGCAAGAGCGAAAAGGAACAATTGGCTAAAGATATTTTAAAAACAGTTAGCAATTATTACGGAATATCAATTGAAGATATTAAAGGCAAATGCCGAAAGCGTAAAATTGTAAAGCCTAGACAAGTGATAATGTTCCTTTTAAGGACAAAGGCAAGGATGGTATTAAGCGACATTGGGGATGTGCTAAATAGAGACCATACAACTGTTATCCACTCCATTACTTGCATCCAAAACGACATTACGCATCCTTACGATGATAGCCTAGAAAAAGACCTTATTAACATAAATATTTTACTTTAATTTGGTTATTAACAAATAAAGTATTAATTTCACATCCTAAACCATTAGTTATGAACAACAATCTACAAAAATTAGATTTCAACAAGGAGCAGTTGGAACTGATTAAATCTCAAATTGCTCCTGAAGCTACTCAAGATGAGTTAAAGCTATTCCTGTACCAATGTAAACGCACAGGGTTAGACCCATTAACAAGGCAGATTTATTGTATTCACCGCTGGTCAAAGGGCGGTAAAAGAATGACCATTCAAACATCCATTGATGGATTCCGTGTAATTGCGGAAAGGTCGGGAACTTATGGTGGACAATCCGAGCCATTATTTACTTATGAAAATGGGAATTTAATTTCCTGTAAGATTTCAGTATTTAGGTTTCACAATGACATTCGCTTTGAGGCATCCGTTGGAGTTGCTTATTTAGCAGAGTATTGCCAATTTGATAAGGATGGCAAACCGATGGGTTTATGGGCAAAGCCACATATAATGCTGGGTAAGGTTGCAGAGGCATTAGCACTTCGTAAAGCATACCCACAAGATTTGTCAGGTATATACACTAGCGAGGAAATGCAACAAGCCGATGAATCAGCCTATTTAAAGGCACATCTTACGGAATTGGATGTGGAGTTAGCCGTTGACCTTTGCGTATCAAAAACGGAACTTAAAACGCTATATTCATACAATATGGAATTAGTGGATGCAAGTCCTGAATTAAAAGAAATATTTAAAACCAAACAATCAACTTTATGATAGATGCTAAACTTGAAAAATTAAGGGATAATGTATCTTACTATGAGTGGAAATATGAATCTTGTCATAGATTTTGGAAAAATGAGTATTTAACCGAAATCAAAAAAGCAAAAGCCAAACTAAAGGAATACAAGGCAAAACACTACCCTGAAATGTTAACCCCATTATTAACCCAGCCAAAACCATTTATGCGAATGAGTGATTTTAGCGAAAACTTTGAAGAATATGCTAATTAATACTTGCTGCGGATATGAAAGCGAAATATCCTACGACCTTTGTCCTGATTGCCACGAACATTGCGATTGGGAAAATTTAGATGAAGATGAGCTGGAAGCTGACAAGCAAACCCAAAACCAAATTGAAGAAGAACAAATTAATAAACACTTAAATTAAAAACAATGATTGTATTAAACATCAAAAAAGAGGACATCAAATTTACTGCACACAAAAACGGAAATCACTACGCTACAATAGTTGTAGAGAAACGTAAAGAGTTAGATAAGTTTGAAAATACACACACAGTTTACAACGGACAAACCGCAACTGAAAGGGCAGAAAAAGCCAAAAAGGAATATTGCGGAAATGGTAAGGAGTATGTGTGGGAAGCTAAAAAAGAGTTTGCCCAAAACAAACAAGAATTAGAAGATGCTGAAGACCTACCTTTTTAATTATAACAAAACTTTAACAAATGAGCCAAAACAAACAAATTGCAGACTACCTAAATAAAGGTAAAAAGCTAACCCCAATTGATGCGTTAAACAAATTTGGATGCTTTAGATTAGCAGCACGAATAGCAGATTTAAGGAACGAAGGAATGCATATTGTAACTAACACAATCAAGCTAGAGAATAAGAAGCAGATTGCCCAATATTCGGTTAAATAGCTTATATTTGCATTGAGTGTCGGATACTCATTAAGAACTTATTGCCCTTGCGATGAACTACCAATCCGACTGGTAGGGATTCAATGGGGCTTTTTTATTTATGACTTACGCTGAAAAATTAAAAGACCCAAGATGGCAAAAGAAAAGACTTGAAATTTTAAGTAGAGATTATTTTATGTGTAAAATTTGCGGTGATGAAACAAACACATTACACGTACACCATAAAATTTATGAATATGGTAAAGACCCTTGGGATTATGATAATTCATTATTGGTAACATTATGTGCAGATTGCCACGAAAGTGAAGAAATTAATATTAAAGAATATTCAAAATTATTAATAGATACATTAAAAAAATCAGAATTTAGTTCAGATGATTGGAGACAAATTGCTTTAGGAGTAAAAGATTGTCATTTAGCATATCCACCATTTGTTGTATCAACTATAATTAGCAGTCTTTTAATAAAACCTGAATTACAAGAATTAATATTTTCTACTTTTAAATCAAATAAAAATGGCTAAAAGATTTACCGATACTGAAAAGTGGAAAAAGCCTTTTATAAGGTCTTTAAAAGCACCTTACAAGCTCCTTTGGTTATACATTTGTGATGACTGCGACCATTCAGGAATATGGCAGGTTGATATTGAAGTTGCTGAAATAAGGATTGGCGAAAAATTAGATGGCAAAAAAGCTATTCAATTATTTGGGGATAAAATTATACCAATTGATAATGGAAGTAAATGGTTTATACCATCGTTTATTGAATTTCAATACCCTTCAGGTTTAAACGAAAATAACAAAGCTCATACTGGAGTTATTAAAAATTTAGAAAGGTACAAACAAGAAATTGACAACTTTAAGCCCCTTGATAGCCCCTTGCAAGGGGACAAGGATATGGTTATGGATATGGTAATGGTTAAGGATAAGGTTAAGGAAATGGTAATACTTCCATTTGAATCAGAAGAATTTTTAAAATATTGGACATATTGGAAGGAATTTAAGAATAAACAATTTAATTTCAAGTTTAAAACGGCTTTATCAGAGCAGTCAGCACTTAACGATTTAGTTGATTTATCAGATGGATTTGAAGATACTGCTATTAAAATTATACAACAATCAATGGCTAAAGGATGGAAAGGATTATTTAAATTAAAAAATGAATTAAATGAACAACGAATTAATCAAGATAGAAAACTCACTTACGCTGAACAACAAGCCGCAATTAGAAATAGCTACTAAATTAACCGATAAGTTTGAACTTAAAATTTACGATGCTATTCAATCAATGGGTATAGGTCAATGTTCTAGAATAGAAGTAAAAGAGGTTTTAAAAACCTGCTTACAATTAAGCGGAACACAACCACCACCAATAGAGGACTTTGAATTTATTGTTGGATTTGTTATTGACAATTACGGAGTATTTAAACTTAAGGAACTAAAAACAGCATTTGAAATGTTAGCAGCAGATAAATTATCAGTTGAAAAACATATCATATTTAATCCCAAGTTTATAGGGGAAGTAATGTCTGCCTATAAAAAGATTGCAGTTCAAGTTAGGCAAAAAACCGAACCAAAGATTGAATCAACTGCTCACAATTACATAGATGAAGAACAAGCCATTAAGGATGAGCAAGATTATTGGGCAAAGTCAGAGCAAAAGAATTGGAAGTTCTTAAACCATCAAGTATTTGATTACCTATGGAAGCGTAAGATGATTAAAATATCAAAGGAACAAGGAGAAATAATAAAAGCCAAAGTAAGGGCAGTATTTTTAGCTGATTCAAAACGACCACAAGATATGCTAATTGATGATGAAACAATGAGGCAACAATGCAAAAAATATTCTTTAATGATGCACTTTAACAATCAACTATAAAACAAATAACCTATGAAAGCAAAATTTAAATTAACCTGTGATGCTGGTATTTACGAAGCAGATACCTTTTGGGGTATATTGATTGAAGTATTAAAACATAGATTTTGTCATTTAAGAACACACGGAAAATGGATGGACTAAAAATAAATAATATGAAAGAACTATTTAAACTAACAATTGAGTTTACAAGGATATTTATAGGGTTTATCCTTGCCATTACCATATTGGTAACATTTGATATTTACTACGAACTAAAACGATTATATGAACGGAGCAGAGAATTCACAACCAGTGAGAATGATATACCTAGACAACAAACAAGAAACAATATTTAAATCAGTAGCCTACGCACATAGAGTAACAGGTGTAAATGAATACCAAATCAAACAATCTTTAAATCCAGTCAACAAGAAACGATTTACTTATCAAAGCCGAATAGTTGTTTTTCGTACTATAAAACCCTAATTTTGCATTATGGGATTAACACCACTTCCTAAACTACTTGAGAAAACGCAAAAAATTGTGAATTCATATATCAGGAATCGCGATGAAGGATTGCCTTGTATAAGTTGCGGAAGTAACAATGGAAATCAAGCTGGACATTACTTTGCCGTGAAAGGATTTAGTGCTTTAAGGTTTAACGAATGGAATATACATCTTCAGTGTGCTGGATGCAATATGTTTAAGCACGGAAATCAAGCTATGTATCGTATTGGGTTAGTTGATAGGATAGGCGAAAAAGCCGTTAAGGAACTAGAATATGAAGCAGTAAATAACCGAGTTAAATCTCTTGCCATCCAATTTTTTGCGGTGGCTATCCAATCCTTCTTTTTTTCGCCTTTAGAATCGGACCAATTTTTAATGACCTCAAAATAGTAATTGAAGTTAGCAATTTCATATTGAGTTCCAATAAATGATTGTTCAAATTTTTCAATAGTATTTACATCACTATCTACAAAAAGGGTTGTGCCTACTACTTTCCTTTTATTTACTTTACTTTCCTTTATTTCCTTTCCTTTACTTTCCTTTATAGCATTGCCTTCGCATTGCGATTGCATTGCGTTCGCATTAGTCCATCTCTTATGTGCTGATTCTCTTGCCTTTACGCTTTTACTATCTCGTTCATCTATTCGTTTTTGTACTGATAAACTGCCAAATGTATCTCCTTCAAATACAAATAAATCAAAGTCCTTTATAATGCTTTCTATTAATAAAACATCAACTCTAAAATCGTACGCAATGCCTTCGTAATCCGTTCGCAATGCGTTCGCATTATTGTATAAATCTTCTATGATTGCCCAAAATAAACCATAACCAATAAATCCGTGTTTTCGTAGAAGGAATTTAATCTTTTCATCATTCCGACTATTATAGTCGTGTGAAAAGTAAAATGTGTCTTTTGACATAAAATAAAAAAGCCCTCGGAATTGCTGGTAGTAAGAGTACCAACGCATCTTCGGGCAATGAGTTTTGAATAGAATCTCTTACATTCTTGGACAAATATAACCTATTTTAACGAATATTGGGCAATCTGCTTCTTATTCTTTAGCTTGATTGTGTTAGTTACAATATTCATTCCTTCGTTCCTTAAATCAGCTATTCGTGCTGCTAATCTAAAGCATCCGAATTTGTTTAAGGCATCAATTGGGGTTAGCTTTTTACCTTTATTTAGGTAGTCTGCAATTTGTTTGTTTTGGCTCATAGTGTTGTTATTTTAAAAAATCAGGTAAATCATTATCTTCCATTTCTTGCTGGTTTACAAACTCTTTCTTTGCTTCAGGTTTATACGCATATTCCTTACCATTTCCGCAATATTCCTTTTTGGCTTTTTCTGCCCTTTGTTCGGCAGTTTGTCCGTTATAAACTGTATGGTCATTACCATATTTATCAACATCCTTTTTTTTCTCTACAACAATAGTTGCGTAGTGATTTCCGTTTTTGTGTGCAGTAAATTTGATGTCCTCTTTTTTGATGTTTAATACAATCATTGTTTTTAATTTAAGTGTTTATTAATTTGTTCTTCTTCTATTTGGTTTTGGGTTTGCCTGTCAGCTTCCAATTCATCTTCATCTAAATCTTCCCAATCGCAATGCTCGTGGCAATCAGGACATAGGTCGTAGGATATTTCGCTTTCATATCCGCAGCAAGTGTTAATTAGCATATTCTTCATAGTTTTCGCTAAAATCACTCATTCGCATAAATGGTTTTGGCTGGTTTAATAATGGAGTTAACATTTCAGGATAATGTTTTGCCTTGTATTCCTTTAGTTTTGCTCTTGCTTTTCTAATCTCGGTTAAATATTCATTTTTCCAAAATCTATGACAGGATTCAAACTTCCACTCATAGTAAGAAACATTATCCCTTAATTTTTCAAGTTTAGCATCTATCATAATGTTGATTTTTTAGCAGTAAATAATTCAGTTACATCCTTTGAAAGTGGTGCATTTAGATTGTAAAGTTGCTTTAATTCATCCACACTTTCGCAAAATTCAATAGCTATTTTAATATCGCTTTCTTCTTTATGCTTTTTAATATAAGGTGGAACATCCTTTACAAAATCCATTTCTTCTGCTGGTGTAGCTTCAAACCCTGCTGCTTTCATTAGCCACCCTAAAAGCAACCTGTAAGCCTTTCCTTCTGCTCTAGTTTGTGCCATTGATAAAATTGCATACTCATCAAATGAACGTTTTGACCTTTCTTTATTTGAGCATAAAGCGTGTCCAACCGATACAGGTAATCCTGTTACAATGTTTCTTACTTCGCAAACTGCCAAGTATTTAATTTCGGTTTCAGTTGATACATTTTCAACTTTTGTAATAATTGGGATAAGGCCTATTGCTGCTCCAGCATATCCCCAACCTTCAACATTTACAAATTGTTTTCCTTGAATGTTTGAACTCAATCCTTTTTCCTTAATTAGTAAGGCAAGTTCCTTAGATAGGTTTAAAAGTGAATCTTTGTTAATAAGTTGATAACTTGGATTCGTTTGTAATTCGTTCATAGACTTGTGTTTTGGTTTAATAATAATTAAAATTAATACTTTTTTGTGGATAAACAAAATTTATATTATTCTTTTTATTTCGTTTAATTCATCCCTTAAATCAGTGTCATAATGTAGGCTTAAGGTATTTTGTATGGTTTGTAAGGAGTGCATAACAGTTGTATGGTCTCTGCCAACAATATCTCCTATTGTTTTAAGTTTTAAGCTGGTTGAATTCCTTATTATATACATTGAAATAAATCTAGCTTTAACAAATTCCCTTTTCCTAC